GCTTCAAGGCAGCAGTCAGAGATTCGATTCGTGAGGGGATGGAAAGGATGAGTATACTTAACTTGATTTCAGATTCGGGCACTGGCATTGAACATAGTCTCCATGTCGAATTTATTGGCGGCTCTGCGCTTGAAAGTCTCACCGTCCACTCCGTACATCTCCGCGTTTTCATTACGAGCGTGGAGAGGGTCAAACGGTTCGGATGTCCACTGATGCTGAATAATGCAGATGTCGCAACGGCGCAGTTTTCCGAGAGCAGCACACACCTGTGTCTGCTCATTGTCACAGTACAGCGACTTGTACTCGGGGTTGTAGATGTATCCGAATTGCTTGTATAGCGGGAAGCCCATGACCGTCAAGGTCATAAGAGGGTCTTCCTTTGGGCGCAACCCGTCCCAGAACTTGATTGCTCCATCGAAATCCGGGAATGCCTGAGCAAAGCACTTGAAAATTATGTCATCGTATCCCATCTGCACAGGAACCATGTCATCAGACGCAAGCAGCAGAACATCTCCGTCCACCCCCTCAAGATTGGCATTGCAAGCCTCAATCTTGCTCTTGGAATGACCGTAGAAGCACTCTATCTGTGCATTACGGGCGCGGCTAGAAATCCACTGTTGAATTTCCGGGTTGTTCATGGTCTTGTCGTCTTCATCCATCGTGATGATAAATCGCACATCATGCTGACCACTCAAGAAGGTCAGATAGCGAGTGAAAACAGCCTTGAACTTGTCCGGGCGGTTGCGAGTAGGAAACTTGATCACTAGTTTGCTCATTACGAATATCTCCTGTTCAGTCTTCGGGTTTGTGTCCGGGTTTGCTTCGCCCTATGTGGTATTTAGGGCACAGTTCCCAATCGCCCTTTTCTTTGTGAGGCAGTATCTTTATTTTGTTTAGGGGAACCTTGTCCACTATCTTGTTCTTGTCCACGATCTTCAGCAGACCCCACTCCTCAAGCAGACACGCAATGGTGTTGCGCCGTCCAATGTCTTCGGAGTCGATTGATGTTGGCAGATCGTCAAGTGCAAACATCTCCTTGAAGTGGACAATATAGTACTTGCCACGCTTGTGCAGAATATGGCAGGACTGCCACAGTTTCTTTTCTTTTCGAGAAGACACCCCGATTCGGGTCAGGGTTTCACGCACCTTCAGGAAGTCATCCGGTTTCGCAATCGTTACTTCAAGAAGGTCTTTGGGTTCAAGATCAATGTATCGTTCGTTTGGTTGTTCCATGCCTATACCACTTTCTGTGAATTACAGTGAGACACGGAACTATTTAGTTTGTTAAGTCTTTCCACCCTTTGAAACAGCAGCCACTATTTCAGAAACTTGCTGTTCAGTCAACACCGTCAGGGCTTCACGGGCTTTCTTTGCAGAGAATCCGTAGTATTCAATGAGTGCTTGTACTCGCTCGTCCTGCTCACGCTTGAGCCACTTGGAAAACCGCTTGCGTTTGCGAACCGCTCCCCGCAGAAAGTCAAAGTGCATTTTGGCATCCATCCCCGGTCGAATATTTACTTCATTAACAGGGAACACCGTGTCCGGGAAATACGACAAGCACCGCCCCACCACGAAGGGTGGATAAGACGGCTTGCCCCACTCGGGGGTATCCATCAACGGTTCCTTGGTTTCGTTGATGGCTTTCAAATAATCAGACAGTTGGTGGCTCACTTGAACTTGCACTCCATCATTAGTTGTGCCATGCAAGCAGTCAAGTTGATCTCCGCGTCCGCAGCAAACGCTGCCTTGTACTGATAGTCAGCAAGGATCAAAATGGCTTGAGGAATGGAACCACCCTCCAAGTTCTCATACAGTCCATCGTAGACTGCACGAAATATCCGGGTAGAATCATTGTCCAAGTTCTCAACCACCCACTTCCGTACTCCGGCAAAGTCCCGACCCTTCATGCACTTTACCAATTCCTTGATCTGAACATCGGCAATGGAATTGAGAATGCCCACATCAATCTTGCCGCAAGCAGAATACCGCTGCAACTCGTTCAGAGTACGCCGGAAGTCCGGGAAGTACTTTCCGACTAGTTGTGCTACTACCTTCTGATCGTATTCAATTCCCTCACGCTTCAGAATCTCTTCTGCTCTCTTCAGGAACTTGACCGCAAGTTTAGCCTTTTCCTTCTGCGGAATCCTGAAGTCAATGCAAGTGCATCGGGAGTGCAGCGGCTCAATAACCCGGTTCTTGAAATTGCAAGTCAGAATGAAACGGCAGTTAGCCGCAAACTCCTCAATGAAACCGCGAAGGGCAGGTTGAGTGGACTGTGCGTTTGAGTAGTCAAACTCGTCTAGAATGACCACCTTCTTCACGCCTTCGGTGAGACTCACCGTGGACGCAAACTGACGAATCTTGGTGCGGAGGGTGTCGATGTTGCCGTCTTCCGAGCAGTTAACCATCAACCAATCGCACCCAAGATCGTTGCACAGTGCCTTTGCCACGGAGGTTTTTCCGCAACCCGCTCCTCCCGACAGGAGCAAGTTCTGCGGTTCCTTGCGATGCACCATTTGGGTGAACGCTTCCTGTGTGTCCTGCGGCAAGATGCAGTCCTCAACGCTTTGAGGACGGTATCTCTCAACCCACAAACCCTTCACGGTTTCATTAGTGTTCATGTTCTCTTTCAAGCAGTGTACGAGGAATCAGCGTGGAGTGCAATCCAATAAGTAAGTGGCTCGTTCTTGTTGGAGAACTTGCTGACAACCTTCTCGGAAATCTCCACCTGATAGTCGCCGGGAAGAATCTTCAGATTCTCCACATCAAAAATAAATTGGAAATCCGCACTGCCTTCGTTCTCACCCACGATGAGCGAGTACTGATTGGAAGTGCTGTCGTCCTTGTCACGGGCAACAATCTGAACCTGTGATCCGTCCTCGGTTGGCTCAACGAAAATGTGTTGAACCTGTAGCACGGACGCTGCCTTCAGGATTTCGGAGAAGTCCTTGGACAGCAGGGTGAATGAAACCACTGCGGTTGGCATGTTGATCTTTTTGTTCGTGGACATGACCAACTTCGGATCACAGTAGTAATACTTCAGGCTGGACTTACCGTTCTTGATGGTGATGTAGTTCTGTTCAAACACGAACTCCGGGTCTTTGAACATGCTCACCGTCCCAAGGAACTTGTTCAAGTCCCACAGCGCGAACTGCCGGGTGAATGTCTCGTCCACCTTGGCTTCAGCAAAAATGCTCTTCGTATTGGAAAGAGTGCTGATGGTGTTGCCTTCATTCACCAAGATTCCGGTGTTGATACCAGCAAAATTCTTGAGAATGTCTAGGGTGCGCTTTGAAATCTTCATGGTTGTCTCACTGTTCGTCGCCGTAGTCATCGTATCGTCCCTTTCTTCCTGAATTCAGGTCGTTTACCCAGTTACGCAAATCTTGTCGGTCTTGGTGACGCTTTCCGCGCTTCTTCTTCACCGAAGCACTCTTACGAGCCTTCTTTGCTGCGCGGTCAAGATCGTCCCAGTTTCGTTGCTGCTCCATCAAAAGTCTCCTATGTCTGAAATGAGATTCTTCAAGCCTTTGCTAATCATGTAGTTCAATATCTTTGAACGATTAGCCGTAAACGGTGCGTTCCATTCCTGCATGATACGGGTTTCGTATTCTGAAGGAATGCACAGATGCGAGATCAGTGTCTCGTTTCTGTTCCAGTTGGCTGCAACAGGATCGGGAACTTTACCAGTTTCAGCCCAAGTCTTCTCCAATTCCTCAAGCCGCTTTCGTGTGATGGGCTTTTGCCTCTTGCCATCTGTAACGAAGCAGTCATCATCAGACAGGACATTCGGAACTCCATCCGAAGAATCACCCTTCACAATGTGTTCGAACAGGAAGGTCTTTGGATTGTCCACAACAACGAACTTTTTCTGCATGGGGGAATACTGACGAACCCCCGAATAAACCTGCAACTGACCAAAATCCTTGTCTCCGCTCAGAATCAGAACAGGCTCCTGTTCGTGGAGGTTGCGGGTCAGCACGGCAATCACATCGTCTGCTTCGCAACCCGAAACGGAAATGTTCTTGTACGGAAACACATCACGAATCTCCGTTCTCACGGTGTCCATTATTTCATAGAACCGCTTCCACATTTCGGGATTGTCCTTTCGGGACTCTCGCCGCGCTGCCTTGTACTGCGGAAAAAACTTGCGCCGCCAAGAATACTCACCCCCGCGCCCTTCTTGGCACAATACGAGTTCACCGTATTCCTTGCCAAAACGCTTGCGGTACATACGATAGGTGTTCAGCACCATGTGACGGATCAAGGACTCATCGGTGTAGTCCAAGTCTCGTTGTGCGAACAGGGACGACATGATTACTTGGCTGTTGTCTACTAGGATCACGATACTCTAACCAACAAGCAGTGCTTGTTGATCCTCCCGGTTGGGGTTACGGACTTGGTTTTAACTGCCTCAAGAGCCTTGCACATTGCAGCAAGCCCACCGGAAATCTTCAGCCATTGGTCGGGCTTGCGAACAGTCTTCTCGTAAGACTTGCTCTCGTCCCAACCAACAACAGTAGACCCCTTGACGCTTAATCCCGTTTTGGGTTCAGCGGCTAGGAAAACGGTAGCCTTGTTGGTCTTGGTGTTGAACACGATCAATCCTTGTGCCCCAACTATACCACGGGGATCGGCAGATGTAAAGCCAAAGGTTGCGTCTTTTACCAAATACTTTAAACGCTTGACCACCTTTTCAGAATTGATCGGACGAGGCTTGCGTGGCTTGCGCGTAGTCTTCATGCCGCTGATTTTTGAATTTAGTTCCGTGATGGCACTTTCAAAAATATCAATCACCCGCTTCAAAGACGGTTTCTTTAAATAGGAGTAGCCTTCAGCCAGATCGGGGTCTGCATTGCTGTACGCTGCCTTAACCTCTGCCAGAACCGATTCTAGCCGCTCCCTGACGATTGTGGCAGTGGGGCGGGTCATCTGCTTGGAAGCAACCCAAGACGCTATGACGGGCTTGTACCGCTTTTCTGAAACGCCCATAAAGGTATCGTCAAAAAGTGGTTCTAGTTCTTCTAGAGTCTCGTTGGCTTTTGCCCGTACCCGCTCTTGAATATTTGGAACATCTTCTTCCGCAGGAGCATGGGTTCGCGCTTCTTTAAGCATTTCACCCATGTATTTTTCAATTGTTGCCCTCTGCTCATCCGTGAACGCAAATCCACGGGAGTCCATGCGGCAGTACGGAGACACCAGCCGCAGACTGCTTTTTGATGCACGGGACACCAATTTGGCATCTTCATCACGCTGTCGGGACTGTAGCCAGTCGGCAATCCATTCCTTTGCCCGTGAAACGCTGAACGACTCACGATACCAGTACATGGCACGGTTCATTGCGCGATCACGGCTTTCATCGGTTGCCATGTCCTCCGCAGAGAACACAGGCTCCGAGCCACCGTTCAGGATTCTCTGTACACGCTCTTTGGACAGTTTCTTGCTCATGGTGTGCATAGACGGCTGAAGTTGTTAACCTTCTTGAATGTAAGTATGTTGGTGAACTTGTCAAGCAGTTGGTCGGATTTGTGGCTGATTACGAATACATTGTTTGTTGTGCCCATATTTTGCAGAATCTTTATGACTTCTTCCGTTCCAACCGAGTCAAGCGAGGAATCAAATACTTCGTCCAAAATGAGAAGATTGGTGTTGGCAGAATTCTTCATCTTGGCAATGTCACGCCACGCTAGCAGAAGAGACACATCAATACGCAGTTTCTCACCCTCACTAAAGTTTTCATACGAGAACTCGTCACGGTGTCGGCTCTTGATGATTTCAACAAAATCCTCATTCAGAGTAAACTGTGCAAAGAAGTCCATTGTCACCAAGTACTTGTTGATGATCTTGTTCAGTGCGGGAATGTACTTCTTGATGATTTTGCGCTTGATACCGCTGTCCTTCAGAAGCACGGTGGCAATTTCCATAGTGTGGATGTCCTCCACTGCGGTTTTGCGACTGCTTTCCTTTTCGTCCTGAGACTTCTGTATTTCATCTAGAGCAACGCGCTCGGTCTGTATGCTGTCTCGTTCCAAAACCGTCTTTGCTTGAAGGTCTTGCAGTTGCTTCAGATATTTTCGTGAAGACGCAATAGCGGAATCTGTCTTGGTCATCTCCGTCTTTTTCTCATTGACAGCATCCACTTCTTGCAGAAGTGCCTCAAGATTTGCCTTTTCCTTGCGGATCATGCTATCCAATTGGGTCAAAGCAGTCTCCAATTCCGTCTGACGGGTTTGCTTCTTGGATATCATGTCATCGCGGAACTCTCTAGGCAGATCATGCTTGCACACGGGGCAGTCCTCGTTCTGCTTGTAGAATTCACTTTCTTCCTGTGCCTTCTTGATACCGCTGCTCATCTGCTTTTTTAGGGTGGCATACTGATTCAGTGAGTCACGCTTGGCTTCGATTGCACCTGTGCTGATGCTGAGAGCAGAAATATCTTCTTGGATGGCTGCTTTCTTTTGCAGCAAGGCATCAAGTGTTTCTTGTTCTTCTTGAGCAGATTTGCGATAAGACTCTAATTGAGAATCAGACTTCTGCTCAATCTTTGATATCAAGTCTTTCTTGTGTTCCACCTTGAGTTTGAGTGTGCTGATTTCGTTCTCAATTCCCCTCAACTCTTCCTTGCTGTCCTGCAAGCGAGTCTTGAGAATGTCGTTCATCTTGGAAAACACATCAATATCCAACAGGTTCTCCACGATCCCCCGGCGATCCCCTGCGGACAAGCGCATGAACGGCACATAGTTCGTTGAGCCAAGAATCACCACTTGACAGAATGTCTTGTAATTCATCTTCAGGACTTGCGTTTCAAGAATGGCTTGGTAGTCCTTTGCATTCGCAGTCTGCTCCACGGGCTTGCCGTTCAGTTCCATCGAAAACACCTTTGGAGCCAATCCACGGGTCACCTTATAAGAGTTACCGTTCACCGTGAACTCTATCTCAACAAGGCAGTCCTTTCCGTTGATGGAATTCACCAGTTGCGGCAGATTCACCCCACGGTACGGCTTTCCGTACAGTACGAATGTAAGGGCATCCAACAGCGTGGTCTTTCCCGCACCGTTCTCGCCGCACACAAGAGTGGTTGGAGCCTTGTCCAACCGTATCTCGGTGAATGTGTTGCCTGTGCTTAACAGGTTCTTCCATCGGATTTTTGTGAACTGAATCATTGCTGTTTGGTGTTCTCTAGTGCTTGGGTTTCAGTATACAGTTCCCGCAGCAAGGTCTTCAAGCGAGAACTGTCCACATTCTGCAAGGAATCTATTTCACGATTGATGATTGTGATGGTGTCTTCCGTGAGATCGACATTTTCTTCCACGGACGATTCCGGTGTCAGGTCTTCGATAATCGTTACAGTTTGTGGTTGATGTGCGTACAGAGAATCTATGAATTTCTCAAACAAATACGGCTTGGTCTTGCCTTCCACGATCACCCGGACAAACTTGCCACGAACACGCTCTTCGTCCACGGTGATGGGAGTGGCAGCGTCCACATTCGTGTCATCGTACCGCAACTGCGTGAATATAGTGTACGGGTTGGGGATGAATTCCAATTCTCCCGTATCGGTATCCAGAACATGGAATCCCTTCTTGTCTCCGTAGTCGTTCATGGTGATCTGATACGGACACCCCAAGTAGTGGATGTTGTCTTGACTGTGGCGTGTGTGGAAGTGTCCTGTGTACACCGCTTCGAACTTGCTGAACAGGTCTGCGTTCATGCCTCCATCGAAAGGCGTGTTACGCAGAACCTGATATCCATGTAATTCCAAGTGACCGCACAGGATCGGCGCATCCGTTTCGCGGATAAACTTTAGACACTCTTCCTCGTTTTCCTTGTTGATCCACGGGAGCAGGGCAATCTTCTTTTTCCCAATCTTGATTGTGTCGGGTTTGTCAAAAACCACCACATTTTCATTCTTGGAGAACAATTCAGAAACGGAATTTATTTCGCTCTTGTTCTTGTAGAAGATGTCGTGGTTGCCAAGAATGCACAGCATGGTGGAACCACTGTTGTCTAGTTGCCGCAGAAACTTGTCACGCACGGCATTCAGGGTAAGGAAGTTAACGAACTTACGGCGATCCAAGAAATCACCCAAATGGAGTATGTACTTCGGTTGATTGGTTTCCACCCACGGAAAAAACACACGGTCAAAGAACCGCATGAAGTATTCCATGAACACGGGAGAGTCGTTCCGTGCCCCGAAATGCGTATCCGTAATGATGGGTATCTTCACTTCTTCCGTGCCTTTTTCTTGGATTTCTTCTTGGGCTTTGCCTCTTCGCCCTCGGGTTCGTTCTTCTTTTCAAAATTCATTATGTCGTTTTCCGTCAGAACCGATGGCTTGTTGTCTGCTCCTGCAAGATAGTTTTCACGAAACCACTTCTTCAGCGTGGAATCCACATCGGAGTTCTCTATCTTCTTGAGTTTGATGTATGCCTGCTTCTTTTCCTTGGATATCCGGCGCAGGAATGCGTAATAGATGATCTGTGTGAAATACGAGAAAGGATTCGTGGACTTCTTTGGGTCGAAATTGTATGCGTACAGCAAACAATTTTCTATGCCATCCGAAATCATCTCGTCACGATACGGATAGTTGATGAAATTGGGTTTGCGAGACAAGCGATCTGCGATTGCCATGAAGCATTCACCAATATAGTCGGTCACGGGAGGATGGGGCTTGCCTTCCTTGTCTGCTGCATTAACAAGCACCTTCCATGCCTTCATCTCTTCAAAAAATCGCTTGTTGTCTATGTAGTGGTCGGTTTTCTTTTTGCTCATCATGTTTCTTTCATTTCGAATGGTATCACGGGTTTACAACGCTGTCAAGAACCTTCGGGTGGGTTTTCTCCCGTGGCTCCAGAAATATAGTCTTTCAGATATGGCGACCAGTCGGTGAATTTGTTGCCGTAATCCGGTTGCTTTGCTTGGTCTTCGGTAGGAGGTTGCCACGCTTCCTTGGACTGCTTCTCTTTGTTTACGGATGACGCTTTCTTTTTCTTCTTCTTTGGCGGTGGAGGATTAAAGTAATCAGCCATCTCGCTTTCCATGAAGTCCTCCATGCAGTCCTTCAAGTAATCCATTATTCCAGACTGAACCCACTCGTTCACCAAGTCACTTGGCACGGAAACCGTGAAGACAACTCCCCGCTGAGGTGGTGACGGAGGAAAAGGAAAGGTGGGGGGAATGCTTATCTCGGGCTTCTTGTTTTTTCCTTCAGGATTGTCTTTTGGATCAACAAGCCCCATTGCTTCCATGAGAGCGTCCAATTTATTAAGTTCTTCGTCAGAAGGAATTGGAAGATTATCTAGATCAGGAAACTTCTGTTCATTCTTTGGAGGATTCCGCATCTCGTCCTGCGCGTTCTTTTGGGTAGTGTACAGGCGTTCCATGTCAGGATCAGGAGTCAACTCCATGAGTATGAAATCTTTGGGAATGTCCACCGATAGTTCCGTTGCTCCACCAAGCCAGTCCGTGAAGTAGATCACGCTCTTTTTTACACCAGAGAAATGATCAGCAACAACGGAATAATTGATTCGCATGGGACGCTCAACCGTGATCTTGCCACGGGATTTAGCACAAATTTTGGCAATAATCTCTTCACCACTGCGGAGTTTAAAGACTCTGAGTTCTGATTTACTGCTTTTTCTCATGCGTCTTCTCCTAACTGTATCCTGATCAGCCTGTGGTCAAACCCTTCTGTTTCATACAGTTTCATGCGCTCGTTCATGTGCCGAAGAGTGTGATTTTTCCAAGATTTCCAAGAAAGGTCGTCGCCAATATCGTAGAGTCGTGCCACGGTTTTGTCTTGTGATACTCGCAACTGTCTCCCGATGCTCTGTAGAACGCGGATGCGTGACTTGGACGGCGAAGCAAATATGATGTTGTGGAGGCGGCGGATGGAGATGCCCGTGCTGAATGTGCCGTATGAGGCAATGATTATCGCATCGGATTCGCTTTCCACAATCTTGCGTATCTCCTCTCTGTCCGCTGCCTCCGTACCACCATGCACGAAGAATACCTTGCGCTCGGGAGGAACGCAAGCCCTCACTAGACTATTTAGTACCTTTCCGTGGTCTTCAACGAATTGAAATAGTATCAGAGTATTTCCTTTTAGCCGTTGCGACATGCCTGATATGAATTTGTTTCGGCGCGGTGATCCAATGATCCACCTGATCTCGTCTTGGTACTTGGCGCGTTTCACGGCTTCTCGGTCAATATCAGGATACGACAGCAGCAAGCAGTCGATACGCAAGTCACTGAGTATCTTCTGCTCCATGAGTTCCTTCGTCTTCGTGACTTCGTATGCGCGTCCAAACAAACCCTCAAGCACAAGACGGTGCGTCTGTGTACCGTCAAGGGTTCCGGTGGTTCCCACACGGAACGGACAAGTCTTCAACTTGGTCATAATTGAAGTCAGCGATTTCGCTTTGAACAGGTGGGCTTCGTCACCGATCACTGCACCGAACTGCTCAAAGTATTTCTCTGGCTGCTTGAACACGCTTTGCCATGTGGACACAACCACGCGCTTTTCCGTGGTCTTTGCAGCACCACTCAGGATTTTGTGGCAGTTGCGTTCAGTATCCCACCCGTTTCCACCGGAGTAGTCCTTGAAGTCCGAAACCATCTGCTCCACAAGAGAAACCGTTGGAACGATGATCAGCACCTTCTTGTTCTTGGGCATCTTGTCCAAGTAGTACCGTATCAACGAGTAGATGATAAGGCTTTTTCCGCTGCCCGTTGGTGACAGGAGCAAGCACCG